CCTCTAGAGATTGAGTAAGATGTACTAAAAGTATTGTCGTTGATCGAAATAGCACAGTTAGTCGCACCGGGCCTTCCCAAGAATCCACTTAATCCATACTGGTCCAGACCTGCTTGACTAATTGGGTGACGCATGATTGCAATGAAGAATACGTTTCCAGAACCACTATAATTATGGCTAGAGAGGAACTGATCAAAAGCATCAGCACCCCCTGTAGTCTGACCCAAAGTAAATGAAGGTTTTGATCCTGTGCCGCTAGAATTATATACCATGCTACCATCAGTGGCTAGAGTCAAGTCATAGCCATTGCCGCTTAAATCTGACCATGTACTACCAGTTCCGCTATAACTTTGTGCATCAGCCGCATCATAAAAAGCAACCAATCCGTTTGTTAAGGCTCCAGTTAGTAACGGCGGTGTGGTAATATTTATAGCAGAAACTGTTGAAACTTTAGAAACACCGTCACTTGCAGTAATTCTCAAAGAAAAGTTGCCAACGCTTGCAGAATCGGGAGTAATACTGAAATCGTTTGTGTTTGCACCAGTGCCTTGAACTACAGTAGCAGATGATGGATTTGATGGATTTGTCAGATAATCATATGTGACGCCAAATCCATCTGGGTCCGTGGCAACTACACTGATCGTTGTGCTGGAGTCACCAATTATGAAATTATAAGATGAATTAGATGCAGTTGACCATTCAACCATCTCTTGTGGGCCACTGTATATTCTATCCCATTCAGTACCATCCCAAACATAGATTGCCTTAGTGTCTGTAGCAAAACCGAAATCACCAGCAGTGTTTCCAGAACTAGGAAATGCAGCGAAGTTTGCATATGAGGTTGGAGAACCAGATGCACCAGCGGAACCAGATGCACCTGCTGCACCTGCTGGTCCAGAAACTCCAACCCACTGAGTTGATGTACCATCATCGTAATACACATATAATGCACCATTAGAAGAATTGTACCATAATTGACCATCAACAGCATTTGCTGGGGGAGTATCTGAAGTATTACCTATATTAGAAATCTGATCTCGCCAAATGCCTTTACTACTGTTGTAAATATAGGTGATTCCACCTATAACAACAGTTTGACCATTAGTCGGACTTGCTGGAAAATTTGCTTTTGCCATTTTACAATCTATTCTCTCTTATAGTAATTATCTAATATGGTCTTACAAATAAGAATTGATTCATCATAACCTTTTCTAAATCGGTTTTTAACATGCCCATTATCTTTAAACCATACAAGGTTATTTATATGTCCATTTTTTTTATCTATTGGAATTTCTAGATTTTCTATATAATTTTCGTATTGATATCTTAAACTAAGCAACTCGGCAATAGATTTCATGTAATGACCTCATATAATTCTCTCCAAGTATGGTATCTGGGAATAGAAGATTCTTTATTATGATCATGCGCGATAAGAACAGAGTCTAAACCAGAGTCTACACCAGCAATAGCATTTTCACTTTTATCTTCAATCCAAAGAAGTCCACTATCCTTATATTTACAAAGTTCCTCATCTTTATCATCGCCAACATCAAGAAAAATGTATTTTTCAAAAACACTTTTGCCAAATAATCTTTCAGTATTTTCAATTCTTAATTTTCCAGCCCAAGTATTTTTAGACAATGACGTTATCATATGAAAAACGTAACCATGTTCTTCATGTAATTTTTTCACATATTTTATAGCATCCCTCAGAGGTGGGAGCCATCCAATGCGAGATGATTCATTAAAATACCTGACAAGTTCGCATTTTTTATCGTCACTTATGTTATATTTTTTTGCCATGTCATATGATTTTTCATATTCTTTATTAATCATATATCCGTTACTAATCATCCATTCACCAAATGCACTCTCCCAATCCATAAGGACGCCATCACAATCAGTCAGAATTATTTTATCCATAATATGCCTTTTTAATTTTTATAAACTTGGATCATTATCTTCATCATCAAACTCACTAATACCATCTAAAAGCGCATAATTTATATTATTACCTTTTAAATTAAACCTTGGTTTTTCGTAGACCTCACGAATTCTAGTATCTTTATTTTGTGAGTGATTTTTATTTCGGTCACGCTTCTTATTTCGTGGGTCATATCTACCGAATTTTGCCATTTTACTTCATCTTACTCCTTTGAAAAAATTAATTTTAATGTCTGTGGTCCTGCGATACCATCAACAATACATTCATTTGCTTTTTGCCATGCTCTTAATGCTTCTTCTGTTCCTAGTCCAAAATCCCCATCTGCCGTAATTCCCAAAGCCTCTTGCAATTTTTTTACAGTGTCTCCTTTAGAACCTTTACGAATAAGACTATATGTTACGTCATCACTATCTTCTCCAGCATCCCAATGTTCTCCTAACACTTCTAGTGCATGAGCATAATGCTTTTTTCTATCAGCCAAACCGATAGTACCACCGTTAATTCTTTTTGTCATGGTAATAATATCGTTATTATCACAATGTTTATTAATATTATTTGTACGCCAAAACCAGCAAGCACTTTCAATAGCACCTTGTTTTGTTCGCACATAATCTGTAGCATCTTCGGCAGTCATATTAACACTTTTACCAAATGCTGTGTAATTATGTCTACCTGTTAATTGTAGTATTCCACCACCCCTAAAACGCCATCCATCACCAGATGCAGTATCACCATTCTTCATACGATTTGCATAAATATGATTAGCAATCATTGCTGGTTCTCTATGATAGTTTTTAGAAGAAACCCCAGCGCGTTTAAAATATTTTCCAAAAATAGCATCAAGTGCCTTTGCACTATAATTTAAATTTTCTGAAATAGTTTTATAGTTTGCACTTTCATGTGCTGTTTGGGCTAAGAAACCAGCAACTCTATTTTTTGTAGTAATATCATATTTTGGAAACATTTCTATCATGGCATCATACCATTCATCAACGTCATCTCTATGTAAAATTTCTTTTAGTTGTTCTTTTGTAAACTCAAAATCCATCTTGTCCGTACTCCCTTGTGTTTTGTATTTCTACAACAAGACTTTCGTATCCACCAATATGATTACCATTCCAAAATATTTGTGGAACTGTAGGTACTGACCCTATCTTTTCTAATAATTCACTATAGATATCCAAGTCTGTTGCATCTTTATATTCATATCTCAAATTATATTTTTTTACTAACGCTACAGACTTATCACAATAATCACAATTATCTTTTCCATAAATCTCAATCATTTTCTCTCTCCATATGCGATTAGATATTTAACATCTCTTTTGTCATTATATAGTCACGAACTAAGTCAGACCTAACGATATCTTCCCACCCAAAATTTACAATACGAAAAAATCTCATTTGCTCAATAATATTCATAAATTTAATAATTCCATCACTCTCATCTTTAAATTTAAAATCTGTTTGTTTATGATCACCACAAAAAATGACGCGACAATCTTTACCAATTCGTGTTATTACAGAATCTAATTCATGAAAATTTAGATTTTGCATTTCATCAATAACCACAATAGCCTGATCAAAAGTGCAACCTCTAAGAAAAGAAGTTGTTTCAAACTGTATTTTATTTGCAGTTTTCATTTTATTATAAGCACCCTCAAACCCAAATAATTCAGAACATACTAAACGATATGGTGCTTCATAAGATGATTCTTTTTCTTCTTTCGTTCCCGGCAGAAATCCTTGATCGCGAGTTGTTACCGCTGATCTAAGAACAATAATTTTACGATAAATGTCTGGATCATTTAACATTGACTCTAAAGCAAGATATAATGCTATAAAAGTTTTTCCAGTGCCAGCACTACCCGATAAAATTAAATTTAATTCATCATCCCAATAGTCAAATGCTTTACTTTGATTTTGAGTTATTGGTTCAATTTCTTCAAGATCGTCTATATTAACAGTTAATGAATTATTCTTTTTCATGTTTTAATAGTATTACCTCTACCAGAACCTTCTTTAGTTCGCTTCATCAAATCTTTAAATCCATCAGGCGTCTTTCCAAACATATCTTTTACACCACCTACTAAGAGTGGTGTGGATAAACCTTGAACCAATTCAGAGTCTTTTAATATATCTTGTAACTCTGAATAACTACAATCCACTTGATATTGTTCTTTAGTTTTTATATTTTTTATGGTATAATTAGGCATATTTTCTCCAAGAACTTTCTCTATATCTATACAAATATTATACCATAAAAATATATATTGTCAAGTAGTTATGCTGCTTCCACTCTTTTTGTGGTAATATAGTTGTCCAAATATTCCTTTTTTGCTTTTATTTTTTTTACAAGATCAAGTTTACCTTCAGACTCTAATTTATTTACGAACATTTCAAGTTGTGCGCTGTCTTGTTGTAGTCTTTGAAGTTGCTGATTGGACATAAGATTCTCCTTAAAGTAAAATGCTGGACACTCTAAAAGAGTAACCAGCATTACAGATATTGAAATTAGTATAAAAATCATTAGGGCTTAACTAATAATTTTGGGAATGCTTCTAGAACGACTGATTTTGGAACTCCTGTTATTGGTTTTTTATTTGTCATTTGAATAACTAATTTAGCATCCTCTGGATGGATGGACTCTAAGAGTTTAATGAATAACATCTCTCTCTTTGCTTTTGGTAACTGATCACCTTCAAGTCCCTTTACAAAATATTTGAATTGTTTGTTGAGTTTAAGTAAGTTTGAGGCGTCATTATAACCATCACTAGGTTTATGTGGTGGTTCACCTTTAGGAACATTCCATACAACTAATTTATCATATGTTCCTCTTAAAATATCTCTGAGTGCGGCGGTATTATCCCTTTGAAGAATTTTTATCTTTTCTGGATTTGCTTTCGCTTCCCTTGCGGCACTAATAACTTCATGAACTAACTTCACCATTTTATATAAACTCCTGTACACATTCAAGTAATAATCTGCATCTTTTTGATACTAAGTATGGAAACACTTTACCTTTATTTGACCAAGGGTTTTGCGCTTCGTATGTATTTATAATTTCTGTTTGGATTTTTTGCGGAGTTTCTGTTAAATCAATAAGTTTTTTATTTCTGCAATAATTTCTGTATGTCTCTTCATTCATTACAGACTTTAAATCATCTGCCGCCATCCAAACATCAATCTTTTTTTGTGTTATTGGGGTTTGACGAATTCCATCAGGAAAAGAATTATCTGGTGATAGAATATTTGGAACTTTATCAGATTTACATCCCCTAAAGACATGCTCCATTAAAGTTTCTTTGGCATTGTTAGTCTCTAAAAGTTTTTTACCTATAGGAGAATATTGTTTAATGTTTGAATATCTTTGAAGTTGAACAAAATCTTTATCTGATGAAACAATCATTACTTCTTCATGTTTACCAAACTCTTGAGTTTCTAATGCAATTTTGGCGATTACATCATCTGCCTCACAACCATAAACTCTCATAGTTTTATAAGGAAA